CTGGACATTGAAAGTGAGGGATTGGAAAGATGGAAGCTCTGGGGAAGGAAATTAAATTTGAAGATTTACACAATGGCTTAGAGGAAGGCATTGATGGTTATCTTTGTGTGCATGGAGATACTGTTTATCTATCATCTATAGAGGTTCAAGTTCCGAATCAAGGCAGATGCCAACGGTATCTTGAAAAATTAGAAAGCAAATATAAAGTAGTGAAAGTCCCGAATGTTATTTCAGCTGCCTTACTCCATATCCTGCAAAAGAGAGGATATAAACCTATTGCTGAATGGGCTGAGGAATTTGGCGAATTTGTTGATGTGTGGGTGAAAATATCTTGTTAGACCGTCAATTAGTAAAGCGGTTAGACCGTCAAGGCTGTCAAGAATACCAAGAGGGATACCAAAGGGAATTAGACCTCGCTAACCGCCGCCTGGAACGGCTCAGAAATAAACAGAAACAGAATCCTAACTTTGAAGCCTACGATTACTACGCTGGAGAGAAAGTCAATATTGATATCCGCATTGAAGAGTGGGAAGCCGTCAAAGATGAGCTGGAATGGATTCTCCAAATCCTTCAAGAGCGATTAGACTCGTTGGAAATTAAAAAGAAATATCCTGAATCGAAACAGGTTGATGCGCATAGCCACCAATTAAGTATAATGGATGTGATTCAATGCAAGTAATCTACCAACCGGCAGGCAGAGCCAAAGAATACAGCCCCTGGGCGGCCAATCTTTATAGAGGATGCGGCCACCACTGTATCTACTGCTATGCCCCCAAAGCCCTACAGATGGAGAGAAAAGAATTCGATAACCCTCAGCCCCGGGTAGACATCATCAAAAAACTTCTGAAGGACTGCATCGAATTAAGGAAGCATGATCTACACTATAAAGTTCTTTTGTGTTTTTCATGCGATCCTTACCAGCAAATCAATGACCAGTACCAATTAACTAGACAAGCGATTGAGATACTACACTTTCATGGTCAGAACGTTATTATACTGACTAAAGGTGGCTACCGCGCTAGTCCCGATATTCCTTTGCTAATCCCCGGTGATGAATTCGCGGTGACTTTAACCTGTTTAGATTCGATACAGTCATTAGTATGGGAACCTAAAGCAGCTCTGCCGAATGAAAGAATAGATACACTCAGAGAGGCTAAAGGGCGCGGCATCTATACTTGGGTGTCTCTGGAGCCGGTCCTATTTCCAGAAGAAAGCCTTTTGATGATCGAACTGACACATACTTTCATTGACAAATATAAACTCGGAACTCTAAACTATCATCCCAGGGCAAAAGTAATCGACTGGAAACTTTACGGCATCCAGGCCATCAAACTTTTGGGAAGCCTTAAAAAAGACTACTATATCAAAGATGACCTAAAGGCCAAGCTATGAATTGCCCGGTATGCCAAAAGCTCCAGGGGAAAGAGATTTGGAACTCAAAGGTAGATATTGTCTCTTGCCTTAATTTAAACTGTCCTCTATACCATCGGCCACAGGGTTATTTTCCAAATCCTGAAAATGTCAAACTATTTGCCCCACTTTCGAAGGCCGAAATAGGAAGAAGGAATCGCGCAGATAGGGCGGCTATAACGAGAAACTGTAAAGCTTGGAGAGAGAAAGCACATCTGCCAAAGAAATATGTCCGGCATATAAAAGCTAGGCCGGAACTTTTCTGTGTGAACTGCGGGGCAAAGGTTCTTTCGGATAGGTTGTGTCCTTCTGAGTTAGCCAGGCGGAAGCGAATCTTCTGCAAAAAAGAATGCTGGTACGAGTATCAGAGAACTCATCCAAGGTGGAAGGGCTAGACAGAAAACAAAAAGTATAGTATAATTCCTGCATGGCCAGGACAGGGCGACCTAAAATCAATATCAACTGGCAAGAAGCTGAGAAGCTTTGCGCTATTCAATGCACAGCTCAAGAGATAGCGGACTGGTTTCATATTTCTATCGATACTCTTGACCGGCGAGCCCGCTCAGAAAAGGGAGCGACTTTTGCGGAGTTTTTTGACAAGAATAGAGTAAGTGGGAAAATTGCCCTCCGCAGAAGCATGTTTCAAATGTCTCAAAAGCATCCCAGCATGGCTATCTTCTTGGCAAAGAATTGGCTGAAGATGAGCGAGAACTTTGAAGTCACAGGAGAAGGCGGAAAGGCCATAGAGATAACTTATCGAGTGGTTACTGAAGCACCGGTATAGAGAGCCCCGAATTGGAAGAGAAAAGGGAAATCATAACTACTCGTCTCTGGTCTAAACTACTATCCGAAACAAATATTGAACTTATCAAATCTGAAGTAGTTGGATTCTACGGCGGCAAGGGCGGGTCTAAGAGCTATACCATAGCCCAGTTTATGATTCACAAATTACTGAATGAGCAAAACAAACTAATTGCTATCGGCAGGAAAACCTTCCCAGCACTCCGCATGACAGCCTACAAACTCATTACTGACCTACTAATCAAAGATGGCTGGTATCAGTATGTCCAGCATAATAAATCAGACCACACAATAGACTACGGCACCAACCGGATACAGTTCTTTTCTCTTGATGATCCCACTAAAATATTCTCTTTTGATGCTAACTATATCTGGCTGGAAGAGACGATAGAGTTCACCTGGGATGATTTCAGAGCTATCCGGCTATGCCTCCGACGCCCGCCTGGGAAGGAAATTAACCAAGTCTTTTTATCGTTCAACCCGATAGACGAGAATCACTGGCTGAAGCAAAAGTTGTGGGCTGACCCTGACGTTACTTGGATACACTCCACTTATAAAGACAATCCCTTCTTGCCTAAAAGCTACGTCCGGCAACTGGAGGGCTTAATAGAGCAGGACGAGGGCTATTACCGTGTTTATACCCTGGGAGAATGGGGAACCCTGGAGAATGTGATTTATCCTACATGGACTCAAATTGATGATATGCCCAGAGAATTCGAGCATCAAGGTTACGGTCTGGACTTCGGCTATGAAAACCCCTCAGTCTGTATTCATGTCGGCGTCATGGGAGATAACCTTTATTTAGATGAACTCGTTTACCAGACCCACTTAACGAATGCCGAGCTGATAGATGCGCTTAAAACTTTACGGCGATTGGACATCCATGCTGACAGTGCTGAACCTCAGAGGATAGAGGAACTATGCCGAGCTGGGCTTAATGCTTATCCGGCCATGAAAGATGTAAAATTAGGTATTGACACAGTGAAGCGATATAAGATACACTTAACTAAAAGAAGCGCGAATCTCATTAAAGAGATTCGCTCTTACCAGCGCAAGAAAGATAAATCGGGTAAAATCTTGGAAGAGCCTGTTAAATTTAATGACCATTGCCTTGATGCTTCCCGCTATGGCGTAGTCGGACTGGTAGGCTTAAAACCCTTAATTCCACAGGAACAGATAGTCGAGCTTAACACTATGGACTTTGTGCCGGACTTAGATTTATGAAACCTTACTGGACTGATGGCGAAAGGACTATTTATTTTGGTGACTGCCGAGAGATATTACCCGAACTTGACAGGGTTTCAGCCATAGTAACCGATCCGCCTTATGAGCTAGGCTTCATGGGCAAGTCATGGGATTCTAAGGGTATTTCTTTCCAGAAAGAGACATGGCAGATTATACGGAACGTTTGTTTATCTGGTGCGTCTCTTTTATCCTTTGGTGGCACTAGGACATTCCATAGGATAGCTTGCGCTATTGAAGATGCTGGCTGGGAGATAAGGGATACCTTGATGTGGGTATACGGCTCAGGTTTCCCGAAATCTCTTGATATTAGCAAGGCGATAGACAAGGTAAATTCAAGATTTTATGATAAGAATTTTCAAACTTATTGTAATGAGATGCGAATTAAAAAGGGATTATCACATAATAAGTTAAATGAGTTAATGGGAACAGCAATAACAGGTGGGGGATTTTCAAGTTCAATTATGGGGGATAAAAAGGTTAACGAATTGCCTACGCTTGAGATGTATCTAAAATTAAAACCCATTTTGGAATTAGACAATCGCTACGATGCGTTGATAAGCAAAACAGAAGCTGAAAGAGAAGTTATTGGCAGGGGTGAAGCAGGTTTAGGGAAGGGACGGCCAGCCCATGAAGGGGGATTTAAGCCTGAATATGACTTAACAACTCCCGCCACTCCCGAAGCCCAGCTCTGGGAAGGCTATGGCACAGCCCTTAAGCCAGCATACGAAAGTATCACACTAGCCATGAACCCCTTAAATGGTACATTCGCTAATAACGCCCTTAAATATGGCGTGGCAGGACTGAATATAGATGGGTGTAGGATACCTACCAATGGACAAATTACTAATCATTCAAGAGGCAAAGAATCAGCAATCAGTAAAGGCAAATATGGTGATAGTGTAGCACAAGAAACACATCAAACCATTGGGCAACAAATAGGTCGCTTCCCAGCCAACTTTATACATGATGGTAGCCAACAGGTAATGGAGTTGTTTCCGAATACGAAAAGTGGTGCGATGAACTCAATGGCTCAAGAAGCTCAATACAACACCTATGGCAAGATGTATGCAAGGCGTGTAGTTAACCCCGCAAGTAATGGTTCGGCAGCCCGCTTCTTTAAGGAATGTAAATACTCACTCATTGATTTGTGTTTATCACAAAGTTATGATACAATGAGTATATGCAAGAATATATATGTGGCTACTGCGGAAAGACTTTTAGCACTTATCCAAGCAACTATAGAAAATACTGCTCGCTTGAATGTGGTGGACTTGCAAGGCGAACAAAGCGACCCGCTTGTAAAGTCTGCGGTAAGCCATGCCGACATATGCGAAATATTTACTGCTCTCGTGCTTGTAAGAATAAAGAACTTGGCTTCCAACCAAGAGACATCACAAGCTATTCGGGATTATACTTCAAACTTCAGAGAATGTTCCCTACTCCTGAACCTTGTATCCTCTGCGGAAATCCAGGCGAACACAGACATCACCCAGATTACAACAAGCCTTTTGAAATCGTTTGGCTATGTGAATCCTGCCACCACAAACTTCACCCCAGAAATAAGAAGGTCAGAACCAGTCCGATTTCTATACGCACCTAAAGCATCAAAGGCTGAGAGAAATAAGGGATGCGAGGAGTTGCCTTTGAAACTTCATAGTAGTATGCCAGGAAGAAGAAACCCTGATGATATGAGTCAAAGCAAAATAGATAATGATGTCACGAGTAGATTTGTCACACCCGCACAGAATACCCATCCCACAGTCAAGCCCCTTGCCCTTATGGAATATCTAGTCAAGCTAGTCAAGATGCCAGAATATAACCTAATCATAGACCCATTCATGGGAAGCGGCTCAACGTTACTGGCCTGCATCCGATTAGGAATACCGTGTATCGGAATAGATAATGATGAGAAGTCATGCGAGATAACAGCCAAACGCTGTAGTCAAGTAATGGAGCTAGGACTGTGACACCTTACTATCAGGAGTGGGTAACAATCTATGATAATCAATAGAGTTTGGGCAATGCCAAATAAGTGGACATTCCAAATACCACCAATCGCTGAATTACTATCTCGTTATATCGGCGATGGTAAAGATTGGCTTGACCCCTTCTCTGGAAATTCCAAATTAACCGAACACACAAATGACATAAACCCTAAAACCAAAGCCCAAATGCACTTGGATGCGGTCGAATATTTAAAAAGTAAAGGTGATTGTTCTGTTGCGGGAGTTCTATTTGACCCGCCCTATTCTCCGAGGCAGGTGGCGGAATGTTATAAGAATAATGGGTATCAGGTGAATTTAATGACTACCCAATCTAGCTTTTGGGCTAAATTAAAAAGGGAGATAGCCCGTATTGTAAGACCAGACGGCTTTGTTATTAGTTGTGCATGGAATAGTTGTGGCATAGGGAAAAAACTGGGATTTTACATTGTGGAAATCTTATTGGTATCCCACGGTGGCTGGCATAATGACACAATAGTAACCGTTGAAAGGAAAATAAAAACGAGGCTTTTATGATTCTAATTAGCCAAACGCTGTAGTCAAGGGGTTATGGAGTTGAAATTATGACACCTTACTATCAGGATAAGTGGGTAACAAGATGAAACCACCTTTAATGCAGGGTATGTCAAATGATTTTCAAACCCCGCCAGAGGCATTAAGTCCCTTACTATCTTACCTCAAAAACGATTGGGTGGTATGGGAATGTGCCGAAGGTAGGGGGAATCTGTCTAATGCCCTTCGGAGATTTGGTTATCAGGTTATTGGTAGTGATATTCTGACTGGGCAGGACTTTTTACAGTGGCAACCAGATGAATTTGATTGCATTGTTACTAATCCACCATTCTCAATTAAGCAGAAGTTTTTGGAACGATGTTATCAATTAGGTAAACCATTTGCCTTATTACTTCCGTTGACTACGTTTGAAACAGAAAAGAGACAACGGCTATTTAAGAAATACGGGCTTGAGGTTATATTTTTGCCTAACAGAATAAACTTTGAAACACCATCGGGCAAAGGGTCGGGTGCATGGTTCGCTACAGCATGGTTTACTAATTGGCTTGACATTGGCAAGGAATTAACATTCTCTGAGATAGCAGCCAAACGCTGTAGCCAAGAGGAGTTAGGACTATGAAGCATCTTACTTTACAAACAACCAGATTGCCAGGTCGGAAAAACTCTTATTTGTTACACACAGACATACATCACAACACTAGAACATTAGCTCAACTAAAGATGGAGCCAGAGCAGTTCTGGGATGAGATTACAGAGTGGCTTTATCAGGATTTTGGCATTACGATACATTGGGTAGATGACACAACAGATAGCAGCCGAACGCTGTCAGGATAAGGAGGATACCAATGACTATAGAAGAAGCTATACAAGTATTAAAGGAACACAGCGAGGATGAAATAGAGGTCAGCGACAAAGAACTACTACATGCCTTATCACTAGGCCTTGAAGCCTTGAAACGGATAAAGTACTACCGTGAAGAACTGGAGAGGAATAAAACCCTCAAAGTTCATTTACTACCAGGAGAGACAGAGAAATAGCAGCCAAGAGATGTGAAATTATGGAGCTAAAGGTGTAAAATGGAGGTGATATTATGGAACAAAAAGACCTAAACGAAACAGTAGGTTATCAAGAATTTCAGCAACTCTTACTCGAAGCCACCACCACGGTTGAGCGAGAGCTGGCTATTGAAGATAGAGGCTGGATAAATTTAACAGGCGGCGGTTATGACCCGATTACGCCATCTCTAAGACCAGTCTATATCAAACAGTCCCGCCTATACCATGCTAGAGACCCCTTAGCGGCTCAGGCTATAAGAATCTGGACTGACTATACCTTCGGCCCGGGCATGACCTGGGAAGTAGACGAAACAAACAAAAAGACTAAAGACATACTTGAAACCTTCTGGTATAGTAGAAGCAACACGCCGATATTAGGTTCCCGCGGCCAAAGGAAATGTTCGCAGAAGCTCTTAGTAGACGGCGAAGTATTCTTTGCTATCTTCTTAGGCCCGGAGTCTACTATCCGAACCATCGACCCTCTCGAGATTACAGAGATAGTCACTGACCCTGAAGATTTAGAGAAGCCTATGTTCTACAGACGGTCATGGAGTGATGCTCAGAGTCGGCCACACATTGATTACTACCGGAGCATATTCAATATAAAGGGCGATCCTACCAAAAATGCTTTAGGCCAGACAATCTCAAAGACAAGCGAAGCCATCGTTTACCATCTAGCTTACAACACGACCTCTCAAAGAGGCAATCCGCTATTACTTCCCGCCCTAGACTGGATTAAGCAGTACAGGCGCTTCCTTGCGGCTAGGGTAGGCATGATGTTGGCCAGGTCACGTTTCGCCTGGAGAAAGCCAGTCAAAGGTGGCGCCGCCGCCGTAAGCACAGTCAAAGGCGCGCTGCAGGATAAGACCCCAGAGGCCGGTGCTGTTCTAGTGGAGAATGAGGCCGTGGGCATGGAGGCCATTCAGACACCCCAGGATGCCCGTAACGCCTATGATGACGCAAGGATGCTAAAACTACAGGTCTGCGCTGCCGTAGGCATACCTGAGCAATATTTCGGCGATATCGCCTGTAGCTCTGAAGATACTGAAGTTTTGACAGAGAAAGGTTGGATGTTACATCAGGATTGGAAGGCTGTGAATAAGGTAGCCTCATATAATCCTGAAAAAAAAGAGATTGAGTATGTCGAACCTGTTATGCTTAGACAATATGAATATCAGGGGAATATGGTGCATTTTCAACATAACCAGATGGATATTTTGGTAACACCTAATCACCGGATGTGGGCAGCACGTAATGTACCCTATAAACCTATTATTGAAGATGGTTTTAGAAAAGTTGATAGGAGTTGGCAGTTTATTGAGGCTCAGCATATTGTAGATAATCCTCGTGCTGCTGGTTGGAAGTTTGTTAATACCGCCAACTTATCAGAAAAGGAAAGTGAAATAAGCCAATCGCAAGCTAAATTCTTAGGCTATTGGTTGTCTGAAGGCTACACATTAAATGGTGGGAAAAAGAAAGTATTAGACAAACGAGATGGGCGGCAATATAACAGGATATTCTATCGGATAGCTATATCTCAAAAGCCAGGAATTGTACTTAATAAAATGAAATGCCTCTTGGGTAGGATGGGTTACAAATATCATAGCCAAACTAATCAAGCTGGTGTGATTTCGCTTACTATAGTCAATAAGGCTTTATGGACATGGTTAAGGACTGAGTGTGGCACAAATAGCCATGATAAACGCATACCTCGTGAATATTTACAAGCTGATAAATCAGCAAGAAAAGCTCTTTTGTCTGCTTTACTTGAAGGTGATGGTGGTAATGCCAATGGACAAGGTAGTGGTGGTTTGAAATATAGTTCAGTGAGCAAGCAATTAGCCGATGGTGTCATGGAATTGGCTCTAGGACTTGGTTATGCTACATCTGTTTACGAAGAACATGGAACATATAATGGTCAGCCGTCATCAATATGGCGTGTCGCTATTCGTAGCCAGCGAAAAGGGTGTCAAGTGCTTTCTAAACATGTTAAACTCGAACCTTATGATGGCATGGTTTACTGCTTCGCTTTACCCAAAAACCATATTTACATTACGCGGCATAATGGCAAAGTGGCTATTCAAGGAAACACCGGTAACCTTGCCACTGCTAAGACGGTTGAACTGCCAATGCTAAAAATGTTTCAATCCTATCAGTCGGTGTGGGGCGATGCTTACCAGGATATCTTTGACTTGGTACTCGAATACAACAAAGTCCCTGAAGATAACTGGTATGTGGACAAAGACTTCCCAGCGATAGCACCGGAGGATGTGTTCGCCGCAGCTCAGGCAATAGTACAGATGGTTATGGCCTTCCCTGAGTTCGCATCGGCGCCAGAAGTTAGACAGCAAGCCTTAGTAACTCTAGGAATCAACGACCCCGCCCAGGTCTTAGATGCGCTGGCAAAAGAGGCCAAGTTAGACCCGACAATATCTCTGAGAAAAGCATTGGTAGAATTTAGGAGATTCCTTGAAGCAAAAAAGCCAACTCAATAGAGTCGTCTGTTCAGACTGTAGCCGAATCGAAACCCTGGTAACTGTCAAGGGAAGAAAACACTGGTGTCCGAAATTACACAAGTGGATTGGCAAAAGACATTATGATAGGCCGAGACAATGTTGTTTCCATGTTAGACCTAGCGAGATAAAATGCTAACAGGTGAAGCTAAGAAAATCTACCAGCGTGAGTATATGAGAAAGAGGCGAGTTGTTAAGCCGTTAGACCCTTTAGTTGTGTTAGACCAGACCTTAGAACAGTTGCATGATTACTCTTGCCGGCTAGAAAAGGTTAATGATACAATAAGCGAGGTAGCAGAGACTATGAAAAAGAAACGCAAAGTTATTGAACCTGCGGACGAACCTAAAAAGGAAACGACCCTGATATTGGAAACCAAAATCTGTCCCGCCTGTGGCGGCAAGGGATACCGAGAGTTTGAGGCTGGCTTGATTAGACTGCCATGTAGGGAGTGTCAGAAATGAGCGAATGGCAAAAGTGTCCTGTCTGTAATGGTGCTGGGAAAGTAACATCAGGTTTTTATAACCGAGGTGGTGATTGGCCCTTCTGGGTTTCCAGTGATGGCAATCCTGAAATGTGCCGATGTTGTCAAGGCAAGGGAATCATTTTGAAGCCTATTGAATCACCGGAAGTAACAGTTACATACTTCACAGTCCCTATAAGCACTGGTTAAAAAGCAATGAAAGAACTCGATGACATTATAGACCTGTTAGAAGCGCAGATTCCGGCTAATCCGGCAGCGCCACAGAACATAAAGCTGGCCAATGAGCTAGAGCGAGACCTCAAAAAGTACTTCGGTAATCTGGAGAGCATGATGCCTGATTTAGAGGGAATCTATTATAAGTATGTGGAGCAGGGATAATGCAATTCAAACAGGTTTGGCAAAATGGTGAACTTTTTATCATAATACCTGATGAACTTGTTTCTAGATTGGCAACATTGCTAGGGATAGAAGGTAAGCATTATTTTTTCTATAATAGGTCATCTAAAGAATGGGCGAATTTTATTTTGAATCATAGGAATTGAATATGCCAGACCTAAACTCAGACCTTGATGATGCCCTAGAGCCTATAATAAGATTCTTACAATCTGCTCTAAGGACTACCATCGAAGGCCACTTAGTCCGTGCCTATATTCAAGGTGACAAAGAACTGATTTACTGGGGCATAACAAAGGGCGGCATCCCGATAGCCTATGAGGGACCGCCCTCTGAGCAGGCTATAAAGTGGGCTAGGGATTACTGTGCCAAAATGGTGACTAAGATGGATGATGAGACCAAAACCAGACTGGCAAAAGCGGTAGCCGAGGCGATAGAGAATAAGCGCGGCGTCCCCGGGCTGGCTAAGAATATACGAGAAGAGTTTGCCGACATGACCCGCTACCGCTCACAGATGATAGCACGGACTGAGACAGCCAAAGCCCTGAGTGAAGGCTCTCAACAAAGAATGAAAGATATGGGCATTGAGTATAAAGAGTGGGTCAGAACTAGCGGCTATGATTGCGATGTGTGCGAGGATAACGAAAACGCCGGCATAATTCCAATAGATGATGCCTTCCCCAGCGGAGATATGACTCCTCCTTCACATCCTAACTGTATGTGTGTGGTATCGCCAGCGAGGAAATAATGGAGAAGCTTGACATCATAGACCCCAAGAGAGTAGAATTGCAGGGATACATTGAGAAGATTCCCTGGAAGAAATTTATTAACTATGGGTCAGTCAAAATTATGATTCAAAATGGCAAAGCGGTATTGATTACTTTGGAAGAAACTGTTAAAATGTTAGATAGAGCGTAAAAGCTCGGTAAAAAAGCTGAATGGAACAACCATAGGCGAAAGTCTGTGGTTGTTTTTTTATGCCTTATACGACAGCTAACCCACCAAGCGCAGTCAAGGGACTTCCCTCCCATGCTATTGAGATATATGTGGCTGCCTTCAATTCCGCTTTAGAGCAGTACAAAGATGAAGGCAAGGCCGCCGCGACTGCATGGGCGGCAGTCAAAACCAAATATAAGAAAAATGAACAGGGCGACTGGGTCGCGAAGGAGGCAAGTGTGATTGATGAATTGAAATCAAAGCACTCTGAGATAATTCAAGAGCTAGGCCGGCGCAATGCTAGTGCTGATGCTGGGCGCATCAAAAAGATAATGGAACTCTGCCAAGAACTTCTGTCCAGCGAGCCGACTGAAGAGAAAACTACTGAAGCTCTGAAGGAATCCGACTCTGTTCTAGCCTGGTTAAGAGAACAGCCGATTGTCAAAACCGAAGATAGTGTTCAATTCCCTGCGGCCGCTTATGCTTATGTGCCCGATTCTCAAAACCCCTCTACTTGGAGATTGAGACTATGGGAATCTGTAAAGTCCACCAAGAAACAGTTGGACAGAGCATCGGCCTATTTGAGCCCAGGCGGATTTGCAGGTGAGCGGATAAATCTTACTTCTATTGCCTTATCAGAAACCAAGCGCAGAATCCGCTCTGAATATAGAAAACTCGGTATTGAAGAAGATATGCCCCGATGGGTAAAGGAGGCTGAATTGAGAACTTATCTCCGTGAATCAATAGAAATTCCAATCGAGGAAGTTAATAGAGAGAATCTATCTAAAGGTGTTCTTCCTGTTAGATTCCTGCGTCCAGGATTTAATGAAGGCAAGACTCGATATTATACCGAGGCTGCACTTGCTGATGCCTGTACTGTCCTTGATGGTATGCAAATGTTTGCAAATCATCAGACAGAGGCAGAGGCTAGAGAACGCCCCGAAGGTGATATACGAGATTGGGTTGCTGTTCTTGAGACAAAAGGAGTTTCCCAGAAAGGTAATGCCATAGGTGCATCTCTTATACATGCTCCCTGGTTCAAAGAAATGGTGAATGGTCTTTATGAGCAGGGGACTCTAAACAAATTGGGCGTATCGATAAATGCTATTGGTAAAGGTGTCAAAGGTACTATTGATGGGGTCGAAACACTGGTTATAGAAGCAATAACTGGTGGACGTTCAGTAGACTTTGTAACTTTGCCTGGAGCAGGTGGAGTTGCTGGATTGAGAGAAGCAATTCAATTAACTGAAGCTGACAATAAGTTAGCAGAGATAGATGTGGACTTAATTAGTTTAGCAACTCTCAGAGAACATCGACCTGACTTAGTGAAGGAAATCGAGACTTTAACTAAAAATACCTTATTGAAGGAGGTCAAAAAGACTATGGAACTTGAAGAGGAAAACAAAACTCTGAAAGAAGCAAATGCAACCTTAACCACAGAGAATGAAACTCTCAAAACAGAAAAAGAGACCGCTGAGAAGGCGAAACTTTTAGCTGAAACCAAAGCCACTGTTGAGGCGGCTGTTGGCAAGGCGGAATTGCCCGAACCAGCAAAGGCTCGCATTCTGGAGAGGTTCAAGGATGCTGAGAAGGCCGATGGGCTTGAAGAGGCAATAACAGCCGAGCAAACCTACATAGCCGCCATAAGCGAGGCGGGAAGAGTCAAAGGTCTGGGTGGGGGCAGTCCTGAAGATGATGGCGATAAAGCTCTAGCCAAAGCTCTCAGGGAAGCAAACCCGACCTGGACAGAGAAACAAGTCGAAATCGCCGTTAGAGGGCGATAATTAAAGAAGGAGGTACAAAAATATGTGTCCAGCTATATATTATGCAACTGGTAAAACTGCTGGAGATCAAGGCTCCAGCGACTTAGAAGGCAGACATATCCAAATTGAAGAAAGTCTGCTAATCCATCCTTATCATTCCGATGGTTTGGTTGATAAGGGAGACCCAGTAATTGTTGGAAACCCCGCATTAGGTTCTTGTGCTGTTGGTGTCGCATTTACGAGTGCGGTAGCCGCAACCGATTCCATCACCATAGACACTGAGGGGATTTGGTTCCTGAATGTCCTGGGCAAAGAATCAGACGGCACTATCGATGGGCACGCTCATGCCCTAGCTTTGGGCGACCCTGTCTATATCGCAAGAGAGGCTGCAACTTCGGGAGCACCCTATATTCTCTCAGGCGAAGACGACCCAGCGGATTTCTTGCCGTTTGGTTATGTCCTGGGTGATGTTACCAGTAGCCTAACTGTCCCGACCCTTGTGGCAGTCAAGGTTCACTGGAATCCGAACTATCTGGAGAGCATCAATGTTGGTAGCCTTAGTCTTAATACGCAGACTCAGGTTCAAACCGTTGATAACCTTGAACTCGATATAGCAACCTTGAGGGCTGGTGGCGAAACCCAAGAGTCCTGGGGACTAGAGTATGCCTGGATGAAGTGCTTTATCGGCCTTGCCAATGCACTACATGCCGATGAAGACATGTGTGGTATCTACATCCGGCTTGAGGATGACACGGCTTCGACAGGTGGCGACCTTTTTGCTGGGCGATTCCAGACTCACGTAAGTCATGCCAGCACTCATACTCGGATTTATGGACTGTATGTGGCCATTTCCAACGAAGTCTCTACCGTCATCTCAGAATCGTTTGGAATTGCGATTGCTATGGGCGGCGCAGGTTGCGCTCCAGCAATACAATCGGCAATTCAGATAATGGGCGATGGCACTCTGGGTGGAGTCCAGAGTTGGTTCCAGACAGAGATTGGCAGAGGTGCTGGTCTCAAAGCTAACGTTGCCGCAGTTGGCAATACAGTATTTGAAATCCCAATCAATGTAAATGGGACAAAATATTGTATTCCAGTAATCGCTTGGGCATAAGGAGTTGAAGTGAAGATTGAAATAACTGGCGACCCAGTAATCGATAACCTGAAGAGCCGGAAGGAAACAACCGTCTCTAAAATTCAGGAGTTGGCTTATAAGCGACTTCAGCTGACCAGACAAGTCGAGGAAATCGACAAGTTTATCGGTCAACTCGAGGGCGCTTCAGTGGCCAATGAACTGGTACAGAAGGATATTGATTCACGGAGAGCTATAACCCAAGCACAAAAAGAGGCAGACGAAAAGAAAACTGCCGAAAAAGTAACAAAGAAGGAGGTTCAATAATATGGAACTTATGAAGTTAATGGAAGGATGGGATGGCTACCATGCCATCTCTGAGATAAAAAAGCCTGAAGATTGGAAACAGCGGCTTGCCAAAGTTCAAGAAGTGCTTTCCAACGCTTCAAGGTTGCCTCAGTGGAAGGCTGAATATGTGATAAGGGAAGCTATGACCACATCGGACTTTCCTTTGCTGTTCGCCGATGTCACTGACAGGCAAGTGTTAGCGGCTTACCAAGCCATCGAACCTGTCTGGAAACAGTACATGCGGATAGGCAAGATAAACAGACTCTATCCGTGGGTGGGTGGTAAAAGATTCGCCATCGCTAATACCGGCATGATTCTTGGCGAGGTAGCCGAGAAGGGTGAATACCTGCCCGTCAAGAAAACCGAAACCAAGTTCGATGTCTATGCCAGGAAGTACGGCAACCAGTTAGACATTTCTTGGGAAGCCATACTCGCGGATGATCTGGGGGCGCTACAGAACACCCCCAATGAATTTGCATGGCTGGCGGCTAACACTGAGCATTATCTGGCTGTCAACTCTTATGCAAACGATGTAGGCACTCATGCGGGCGGAAACCTGTATGAGGTCGGCGTGAATGCCGGAGTCCTGCCGCTTACCATCGGCAACCTCGAATTGGATGTGGCTAGGATGCAGGCATTCAGGCATCCAAGCGGACAGCCGATGCGGAACCGCCCGAAGTTTCTCGTTATCTCTGATGGTGGATTGGAGTTTACCGCTCGACAAATCCTGACCTCGGCTAACAAGATGTGGATAACGGATGCTGATGTTGGCTTGACTGTACCGGTTGCGATGCCGACAACCAACGTCCTAGCCCAGTATGGTTTGCAGCTCGTGATAGACCCTTGGCTATCGATTGCTGGCACTGCTGGCTTTACACAGAATACCTGGTATCTGTTTGCCGACCCAGCAAATATCGCAGCCGTGGAATGCGATTACTTGCAAGGCCATGAGAATCCCGAAATCTGCATGAAGGCTTCGGATAAGGTCTCGGTAGGTGGAGGCGATGTTGGCCCAATGACCGGCGATTTTGCTACCGACAACATTCTCTACAGGGTGAGACAGTGTTTCGGCGCAAACAAGCTGGATTGGCGAGCGACTTACGTCAACACCGTTGCCGATACGAGGTAAATTTTGCTCTTAGAGGGGGAGGTTGGAGGTCACCCCTTCCCTCTCCCTCTAGGGGGACTGAGAGGTGAGATATGCAATCTGTAATTGACTTCCCTTGGGAAGTAAAGAATGTAACCGGAACACTTCTAGTTAAGACTGGCACTGGTGCGCTACATACCATTGTTGTCAATTCAATAGCAGCACAGAGTTCAGTTGCCATATATGACGGCCTGACTGCTGCTGGCACTCTGCTCGGAACTTTGACCGCAGCAACTTCGCATCCGGTGACCTTGATGTATGGTGCCAGAATTTCAACTGGAATCTACATCGTTATAACTGGCACAGCTGATTTGACAGTAACTTATAAATAGGAGAGTTATGGCAGCGACCTATGTATGGGATAAAAATAAAAAGCGGTGGGTGCTTGTTTCAGATATTGTTATTCCTGAATTCACTCCTCCACCTAACAAATATAAAGTTACTAATTTATATGTCGACCCACCAACAAAAAGATTAGTTGTGGAATATGATTCTAAGATATAAGGAGGTGCAAAATGGCGATAGAGAAAATCTATTTAGACCCAAATGCAGCAGCTTATGCGGACTTAGCAGACTTGGATTCTGTGGCTGCGGCTAAATTGGCAGGTATTGCAGCGGGAGCTGAAGTAAATCCTACTGCTACGGCTATTCGGGATAGTATAGTCGGGCTTGCAGACGATGCCCGTAAGATTGTTATCAGCAGACCTACATCAGGGCAGAAAAAGATTTACGCATTACAGACGCATTCAGACGGTAAACAGGAAATAGAGCAGAGCGATACGGCTGAGAGTTAAAATGGCTGCTGAAAAGAAATATCCTGGCCATCCAGAGTTAACAGCAGGAGAGGCAACTGCGTTGCATAGTCACGCTGTTAATACTTTCCCTGTTGGTGCTGTCTTTCTTGCTGTGGTTAATACTGATCCCAATGCCCTACTTGGGTATGGTACTTGGAGTCAGATAGCTCAGGGGCAGTTTCTGGTTGGTCAAAAGGCAACTGATGCCGACTTTGATGTTGCAGAAGAGACAGGTGGGGCAAAGACCCATACGCATACCGACCATCCCGCAACAGCAACTAGCACCTTTGCCGCTACTTCTAAACTTGGAACTAGCACGGCTAATACAGCAACGATTGGGCATAGCCATAATACTCCAATACTAAGTCACAGTTCACCAAGCCACTTGCCACCATATTTCGTAGTTTATGTTTGGAAAAGGACGGCATAGAAAAATGTCATTTACTTATGTTCTTACAACTAATATCGGTAAAGTCAGGCTGAAAATAGCAGATACTGATGGTACTTCTTTTCACTTTACCGATGAGGAGATACAGGTCTTCTTAGATGAGGCCAGTGATGACATTTTGCTTGCGGCAGCCTTAGCTCTTGAAGCATGGGCAGCTTCTTTATCAGAGAGTTCTACCAGCGAAAAGATAGGCGACTATGCCTACACAAAGAAACAAACAGACAATATGCTTGCTCTGGCTCAACGATACCGTGACGCCTCTGGCTCCGGGCCAGTAGTAGATTATGCGGAGATGGACTTGGCGGCAATCGGTGAATTTGAGGAGAGCGAATGAGCTATACCGATTTATTGATAAACACCGCCACTATCAGGCGTTTTACTGCAGGCGCTCAAGATGCCTATGGCAACCCTGTAAAGACATGGGCTAACCATCTTGTAAGTCAGCCATGCCGTTATAGCGAGCCCAAAAACAATGAAATCAAAGTTGGTGCTGAGGTACTTATCTATGACCTCGATTTATTTATGAACGATGTAGATATCACCGCCCAGGACAGGGTTGTTTTGAATAGTGTGACCTACGAAATCTTAGGCGTGAAGGATAGACAAAATGGAATGGCGGCACACCACAAAGAGTTAGCAATAAGGACAGTAAAATGAGAATGAATGTTACGATAGATTTGAACCTAAAGACCAAAGAGGCTACTGAGACAGTCGTGAAGGCTGCCAGGTTAGCCATGAGGGATACTGTTCAGGATATTCAGCAAGAAGCTATACATTGCCATCCTTATAAAGACCGAACTGCGACCAATACTCGTTCAATAGGATTTGAGGTTAGCGGTGCCGGCAGCAATAGAATCGTAGACCCCAATAAAATAGAAGGCGCAGTCTATAGCGAATCTGGCTATGGCGGGTTCTTGGAAACAGGCACAGTGAAGATGAGTGCCTATCCTTACATCAAACCCGCTGCCGATAAAAAGCTTCCTAACTTTCCTCAGAGAATGAAGGCGCACTTGCCATGATAGATACTAACGCAGTCATAAAATCTTACTTAGCCAGCGATGCTGCTCTGGCAATATTGGTGTCAACTCGAATTTATTGCCCGCGCTTACCAGAGAATGCAACCTTACCAGCGATAGGATTTTTTACCAGAGGCGGAACTTCAACACCTTATATCCCAGGGATGCCGGCGCCCAGCGTTCAATTCGATTGCTGGGCTTCAAGTCCTATAGTGGCCAGACAGGTCTATCGTGCTCTCTACGATGCTTTACAGGGAATACAAAATGTAAAGGTGGGCTCTAATTATATTTTAAGCGCGCGAGAAGAGGTACAGGGACAAGATTTAGTCGATTCCGAAGTGCAGGGTTACTTTCGGGTACTTTCATTTTGGGAAATTATGTTAAGGTGATATGACTATGCCAGAATTAGGAATTCAAAAAAGAGGTATTGAAATAGGAAGGAAGGGTACTAATACTTGGCAATGGTGTGCTTGTCCTAAATGTGGTAAGGAACGTTGGGTTTATCTTAGATACGGTAAGCCTGTTTCGATACATTGTGTCCAATGTCGTGGTTATATTTTAACACCTGCAAGAATTAAAGTGCATGAATCACAAAGAGGGATACCAAGAAAACCTGGTATTATCAAAAGTGGTAAAGAATCCCATGCCTATAAAGATGGTAAAAGTAGAACTGTTCAAGGCTATATAAAAATACTTCTAGCCCCTGATGATTTCTTTTATCCGATGGCAAATTCTAAACATTATGTCTTAGAGCATCGCCTTGTGGTCGCTAAAGCTCTAGGTAGATGCCTACAACCCTGGGAACTCGTGCATCACAAAAATGGAATTAAAGATGATAACCGTTATCCTGAGAATTTAGAATTAACCTTGATTGGTTCTCATAGTAGAGAACATGGCAAGGGTTATCGTGATGGTTATCAAAAGGGATTGATTGATGGTAGAAATAAGCAAATAGAATCACTTAAATCACGAATTGAGATTTTAGAATCACGTTTAACTATCCTTGAAGCAGAGCAAGCAATTCCCAATGAGATTATGGTGAGATGAGCAAAAAACACAAAAGGAGAATTGAAGAGATGATAGACATAGACCCTGAGAAGGATATGCCCTTACCTGAGCGGTTAAAGGTGGATAATCAGACACCTACGGTTACAGAAGAGCCTACAGAAGCCCCTGTGCAGCCACTAGAGGCTAAAATTGAGGCATCTAAGGTAAAAAAGGTAATACCAGAGCCAGAAGTAGTCGAACCTGACTCTGAGGAGATAATCAAGGCGCGCAAAAACGCACATCAAGCAATGTTAAGGAGGTAAATATGGCAGACCAAACAATGACAGTAACTAATCTAACGGCAAGCATCACAGACTTGGCAGCACATGCCAATAGTTTAGCTGGCAATGCAGCCGGAGCTGACTGGTGGTATATGCCCAATGACGGTCATACCGTACTTTTAGTAGATGCGGTGACTGGCGATACATGGACTTTCACCGCCGTAGCCGATAAATTCGGGCGGACTGAGACGTATACCTTAGTGTTGGCTTCTGGCAAATGGGGTACAACGAAAACCATGCTACCTGAACTGTGGAATCAGTCCAATGGATGCGTGAAGTTCAAGCCAACGGTCGGTAATGCAGGTGATAAACTGCTTGCCGTAAGAATCCCATAAAGGAGGTAAAATATGGCAAAAACAATAGCGAATGTCTTAGTTGGAGTAGCGACTCTCTATTTTAAGTATCCGGTGGGCGGAAGTTATGTCGAGGTCGGCTACACTGAAGATGGCGTGAATCTGGAATATAACGCTGACACAGCAGATATCGATGTCGAAGAGGCAACCTTCCCGCTTGCTAGGAAAATCACCAAAGAACGGTTATCGGTCAAATGTAATATGGCTGAATCCAGCCTAATAAACATGGACAAGGCCATAGCGGGTTCAGTTTTGGCAGCCAGCACAATTACTATCGGTGGCGGCATCAACAAAGAAATGTCCATCCAGATAGTCGGCACCAATCCGGCAGGCTTTGCTAGGACAGTCACAATCGCCCTAGCGACCGCTGTGGGAACGGTAGGTATGAGCTACCGCAAAGGCGAAAAGACAGTTGTTCCGGTGGAGTTCCAAGCCCTGAAGGGTGCCAGCGATGTCTGCACAATAGTCGATGCTGCTGCATAAGAGGTGAAAGATGGAACGAACTGAAGAGCAGAAAGTTGCTCGTGCATCAGTGTTTGTCCTATTGGGCGGGAAAGAACACGAGGTCAGGCAGCTTACCCTTGAGGAATCGAGGGTTTGGAAACAGTCAGTCGCAAAACTATTGACTGAAGGTTTCAAATCAACCAAAGTCACTGCCGATGACCCAGAGAAATTCAGCGCAGCATTACTTACCTTTATGATAGATGCACCGAATGCTCTGATTGACCTTTTCTTTTCCTATGCCAAAGATTTGAACAGGGGAGAGATAGAAAAAATCGCAACTGAGTCTGAGATAGCAGTTGCGTGGGAGAAGGTGCGAGAAGTCGCATTCCCTTTAGCGCAAACACTGGTGCAAACGATGGGGAAAATGCTTCCGTAGGTGAAGCCTTTGAGTTCTTTATGGCTGAGTGGCATTTGCCACCGGACTATATTATGTCGCACTGGACAGAAGAGCTTTTTGTGCTGATGATAGACAAATTGATAGAGCGCAAAAGAAGAGAGATGGTAGCAATAGGCGGTCATAGTGGCCGTGTAGTTTCCGATGAGCAATTTTTCAGAGAAGCAGGAATAAAGGTGAACCGTGGCAATTAGTATTGGCGATGCAGTCTTAAAAATAACAGGCGATGCTAGCGGCCTTGATAAAACTCTTTCAGGTATAGATGGGAAAATGAAAAAGGTCGGAATAGCGATGGCTGCGGTAGGTACTGCAATCGTTGGTTCTTTAATAGCTATAACATTAAAGACTGCTAGTGCAGCCGACAATATAGAAGAGATGGGTCAACGTACAGGATTGTCAACTACTCTTCTACAGGAACTCGATTATGCTGCTAAATTAACAGGTACATCAATAGAAGGACTTGAAGTCGCCACAAAGCGGATGGCAGTCACTCTTAATGATGCAGCCACTGGTGGGGAAGAAGCTCAACAGAAATTGGCTGCTCTTGGTTTAACCATTTCAGATTTGCAGGGACTTTCACCGGACGAACAGTTTTTAAGGATTGCAAAAGCATTAGGTGCGATACCAGACCCGACAAAAAGAGCGGCTCTAGCTATTGATATCTTTGGCAGGTCGGGTACTGACCTTTTGCCTATGTTGGCTGATACTACAATGTCACTTGATGAGATGCTGAAAAAAGCACATGACCTCGGTTTGGTCATGTCAGAAGAAGACGTGAAAAAAGCCGCTGCCCTCAATGATGCCATTACTTCACTAAAAGCACAATTTGGCGGAATAGGAAATGCAATAGCAACGACTTTAATTCCTGTTTTTAAAGATATAGTGGATACAATCTCAAAAATAATAAAAGCTGTGACAGATTGGATGGCAAAACATCCAGAATTAACTAAAGTTATAATTGCTGCGGCATTTGGTTTAGGCTTGCTTTTGCTGGGCTTCGGGACTTTCATTTTGCTAGCTCCTGGTATTTTAGCAGCAGGTACTTTAATGGGTGCTGGCTTCTGGGCTGCACTTGGCCCGATAGCTTTAATAATCGCTGCCATAGCCGCTTTAATTGCCATAGGTATTCTTCTTATAAAAAATTGGGATAAAATAGTTGATTTCTTTACTGGCAGCAATCGCCAGATGACAAAAGAATTGAAGGCGGAACAAGAGAAGCAAACCAAAATAATGAAGGAAGCCCATGATAAACAAAGGGCAGATGCTGTAGCAGCTAATACCAAAGCCAAAACAGATTTACGCAATCATTACGGAGTCTTGGAAGGTTATACTAAACAGGAAAATAAGACCTTAATGGATTTGGCTAAGGACGCTTCAAAAGCCAGAGGAAAAGCTATTGATATAGAAATGGATGCTTTGGGCAGAGCACATGACGAAAAGATGCGGATGATTGATGAGGAATACAATGCTAAAGTCGATGCCCTCGATGCTGAAACTAACGCAGCCATCGCCGCTCTCGAAGGTCAGTTGGATGCTATGGATGCTGAGGACAAGGCCACAACCAGAAGCGAAGAAGACCAGGGCGATACCAAACGGCTACAGCAAATTCAGAATGCTATCATCAACGCCCGAAATGTCTTTGAGCAAAAGAGTGCAGAGAAAGAGCTGGCTGCTTTCCAAGCAGAGATGGCGGACAAATATAAGGAAAGAGGCCGAGCAGATAAAAGAGAATCTCTACAGGCACAGATTTCTACTTTGAGGGAACAGGCAGCCAACCAACAAGAGGCTTTACAGACTGAGCATGAGGCCAAAGTAAAACAGGAAGAAGAACTCTACAATGCTTCAAAGACTAGATTGGATAATGAGAAGGAAAATTTGGATGCTGCTTTAGAAACCGAATTGATACGGTTGGAAGAGGAACGCCTAGCTTTTGAAGATGCCGAGGATGCCAAACTCACTAAGTTGAATGAAAGCCTTGCTAATCAAGAAACTGCCCTGATAGCTTTCCATGAGAGAGAGATGGCCAGGATAGATGAGAGAGCTAAGGCTGGTGCTGTAAGTGCAGGCACAACAGGCACTACGGAAAAAGGTTGGTGGCAGAAATTCCTAGACTTTATGAATAAACCCATCTCTTTTCAGGGCTTCGAGGGCATAATCCCAGGCATCCCAGGGACACCGATACCGGCAGTGGTACATGCTGGAGAATATATAGGGCAAAGCGCACCTTCTAACACAGTCAATATCTACAATCCAGTGGTACGGAGTGATAACGACATAAGAGAAATCACCAAACAGGTATCGAGAGAAATGTACCGGATGCAGCAGGTGAGATATGGCTAATTCACTATCATTTAATGGAATCGATTTAAGTGTTTACGGGCTGATTGTAAAGACCCGTGGTACACCAGTGGAGTTCACGGCGGATAGCGTTCTGGTTCACAATATCTCTTACGCTGGCGATAGCAAAGTACCACCTAAAAATATCTCTCTGGAAGTGGCAGTCTTAGGAAGTACGGTTACTGAATTAAAATCCTTTATGGACTCAATTATGTTAATCCTGAATCAGCCAACCGATGAGCAGCTTATTTTGGACACTCAGACAGACCGATATTGGCTGGCGCGGTTCAAAACTCTGACCGGCGGTTATCGTGGGCTGAAATTCGAAGGGGCATTAGATTTCACCTGCCACGACCCTTTCGCCTATGCGGTTGCACCAAGCTCAGATGCCACCGCGATAGCCAATGTTGTCGCTGACAATGCCGTTGTAGACACAGGTGGTAATGCTTTAATCCGCCCAGTCTACACAATACTCTCGGATGCTATCAGAGTCGGCATAAACGTAATTCTGCATAGTGACAATACAGATGAAGAAATAGAGTGGACTGGAAATTTAGCGGTAGGAACTGTTTTGGTATTTGATACTGCTCTCTGGGTAGTGACAAAAAATGGAGTTGAGGACATGGCAACGGTCGATGGCCAGTTCCCGACTTTAGTTCAGGATACTACTAATTTAATTTTGACAGCAGGTTTCACGGGGACTCTAACCGTGACCTGGAGGAATAGATTCTGTTAAGGAGGATATATGCCAGAGAAACACGATAAACAAGGAATAAAGTCGAATATCCACATCGTCCTTACCGGCCCGGATGGGAAGATAAAGGATGAACGGACACCTGAGACATTACACAAGAAGGAGGTAGACAATGAAAAGAACATTAACAAAGAGGGCTAGGTTCCCAATTAAAGGCCAGTTCCATGCAGAACTGTTCGGCCCGGATGGCAAGCTAAAAGAGGTCAGGGATTTAAAGAATACCGTCACTGAACTTGGAGATGCCTTTACCGCTTATAGCTTCGCTAACACAGGCGCCAATGTTATCGGCTTCATGGCGGTAGGCACTGGCTCAGGACAGACTGCAGCCAGTACAGGTCTGGCGGCAGGGGCTAACTGCAATGCGATAGATTCCATTACTCAAGGCGTTGCGGGTGCTGATAACGATGTTGTTATTAAAGCGACTTGGGCTCCTGGAGACGCTACAATGGCCATAACCGAGGCCGGCGTTTTCCAAGCGAACAACAACACCACCATGATGCTCTATGATGACTTCGATGTCATCAATAAGGGAGCAGCGGATACACTCGTCATCACGTGGACTGCAACCTTCGGAGCTTCGTAGTAATTAAGACATTCGGAAGGTTCATAGTGAAGAGAGAGTCAATTAAAAGTGGGCAGGCTTAGGTCTGCCCACTGAGGTAAATTATGGCTAATACATTTACTCGCAAAACCCCAATGAAAACTATCCTGTCCCAAATTAAGGGGAAGTCTGCTTGTCCCAAAGCTGTGGATTGGGTTAAGAAACATGCTGATCTAACTTGGGGAGAGGCAGCGGATATTATGGTACAAGATACTAATTTTGAACAGGTTTGGGCTGCCTGGGTCTTGGCTAAAATAGGTGAGATAGCAGATGCCACAATTATCAAAGCACACATTGACAAAATCACAGACCCGATGATGGCTTTCTCGCTTTATTTAGAGTTAAGTTGGCTAAGTGATGAAGAAGATAAATTGCTGGAGGCTAAATTCAAGGGCAAGTTGCCTACTGCGGAATCCGAATTGGCACAAGGTATCGTTAAAAGGGCGAAGGTAACCTAATGGCTGTCACAAGTTATAAAACCCCAGGGACTGTGGCTTCAGTTTACCGAAATGATCTGCCGTGGTTCGATGTCAACTATGCCAAAGTAAGCGACAATTATTATGCTTACAGCTCCATAGGCAAACAAACTTATAGCGATTGGTTGCGTTGCACGAATTTCGGGTTTTCTACTTCTGATATTCCATCGGGTTCAACCATAGATGGCATCGAAGTAAAGATAGAACACAAGGCGGATGCTGCTAATAAAGTAAATGATAGTGCCTTATATCTCCGTAAGACATCTGGTCAGATAGGAGACAACAAGGCATCTGCAACATATTGGGGCACTTCTGATGCAGAGGTTACTTATGGGTCGTCATCCGACAAATGGAATGCAAGTTTAGTTGGTACTGATATTATAAGTACCGATTTTGGTATAGACCTTTCAGCCTACAATACGGATGCGGACAGTCTACGCACTGCTTACATTGATTGTATTTCAATACGAGTATACTACACGGGGGCATTTATTCCATGTCAGAATTATTACCCAAAAATACTCGCTCACTAGGAGAACAATAAAAGTAAAAAAGGAGGTTTAACATGGGAAGAATTTACAACATAGTCGCAGCCAACGCAACAATGGTAACAGCAGTCAATGTCCTGGTCGGTATCTATCCAGTCGCCACACC